AAAAAGCAGACTTTTCAAAATTCTTTGGTGGATCTGATCCTACTACTCCTGATTTAACTGGTGCACCATCAATAGAAATGCCAGCTATATCTACTGTTACTGCTGATCCTAACATGGTTAAAGGTCTCAGTCTTCTAGTTAAAGGTAACGATCTTAGAAAAGATCAATTAAATATAGCTATTAAACAATTAGAACGTATCTATACCTGTCTGTATAATATGGAAGATCCAATTGAAAATTTAGATAAAAACAAAGTTGCAGAAAGTATTAAAGAAATAGCTGAAACATCTACAACAGCAAAAGAAGCACAAGAAAAATCTGAACCTATTGTAGCTGAAGTTAAAAAAGCCATTCAAGCAGAAGCAGATGCTACTATGGATTTCTCAGATTTATGGTCAACTACAGAAACAGAACCTATTGTAGCTGAAGATAAAAAAGCCATTCAAGCAGAAGCAGATGCTACTATGGATTTCTCAGATTTATGGTCAACTACAGAAACAGAACCTGTTAGAGTAAAAATATCAGACGAAATTAAAGATGACAAATTAGAAGCACATCAAAAACAAATCGCAGATCGTACGGCTGCTTTAGCTATAGGCCAAGCACAAAAAGAAGCATGGCAAAGACAACACGCATTAAATATAGAAGCTGCTGAAAAAAGAAAAACAGAAATACTAGCTTCTACACAAATTGAAGATGAAGTATTACAAAAAGAATTAAAAGAATTAAACCTCACATTAAGTGCAGGAGAAACTAAAGCTGAAACTGAAGATAGTTTAACGGCTGGTTTTGAAGGTTTAACAAGAAGCCAAAACACTAAAGAACTAGTATCCGCCATTGAAAACCTAGAAGAATCAAAAGAAGATAAACAAGAAGCTAAAAGAGATGGTATAACAGCTATTAAAGAATTTGATAAAACATTAACCAATGCTCCTATAATGAACGATCCAGTTATGCCAGACTTCAATGAAGGATGGGAACCAACATGGTCTAACAATCTAGGAAATACTATTGAAAAAATAAAAAATAATCCTTACCTAAACAAAGGACTAGATGCTCTTGAAGGAACAAAGCTTGGTGAATGGTTAGGAAAACAACAAGAAGGATTTGGTCATACAATGGCTTCTAGTGGAGTTAATTTAGTTCAAGCATTCCAAGATGGTGGTAAAGAAGGATTATACCGAGCAGGAACAGATATGATTGCTCCCCATACTGTTGTAGGAAAATTATTAACCAATAGTAAAGATACAGAAACTAAAGTAGGTAAGGCTGCCTCAATGTTATCAGCTTTCAAACAAGGTGGCAAAGAAGGATTTCTAGCTAATGTTGTAGGACAAGCAACAGAAGTTAAACCAGGCGAAGATAAAAAATGGTGGCAGGCAGGATTACAATTTGCACAATCAACTGGTGCATTAGATAAAGCAACTGGTGATGGAGGAATCGGACAAGCAAAAAAATTATGGGATACCGGGCTAAACTTCTTCAATAGAGACGAAAAACAAATAGATGATTCAGAAAAAACTGGTGATGGAGGAATCGGACAAGCAAAAAAATTATGGGATACCGGGCTAAACTTCTACAATAGAGGCGAAAAACAAATAGATGATTCAGAAAAAACTGGAGTAACAGCTAAAAATATTGGATCAAAATTAAAAGGTTTCATATTAGGAAAAGTTGGAGGAAAAACAGAAGCTCCTCCCGCAGAAGGAGCTGTAGATCAAATTCTAAACAAAGATGGAGGAGTAATAAGCGGAATACAAGATAAAGTATCTGGAAAAGTAAGTGCTATAACAGAAAAATTTAGTGGAATTAAAGACTTCTTTAGTAAAATTAAAGAATGGTTCTCTGGTGGTATACTAAAAGTATTTGAAGCAATTGGCAACGTAATGAAGACTGTAGGAAAAGGTATAGCTTCATTCTTAAAAGGAGTTGGAGAAGGAATAGCAAATTTTGTTAAAGCAATAGCCAAAGCAGCTCCATCTTTAATAGGAGCAGCTCCTGTTCTTGCTGTAATAACATTAGCAATCATAGGACTGGGTGCAGCATTAAGAATAGCCGCACCTGCTTTTGAAGCATTTGCAAATATAATTAAAGCATTTGGAACAGCTATAGCTGTAATTATAGGAGCTTTAGCTCAAGGAATTAAAACTGTATTAGGTGGAATAGGAGAATTCTTAAAAGTTTTAGCATCATTCAAAGTAACCCAAATGGTTAAAATTGTAGCGTTTATCTTTGCACTAGGACCTGCCTTTATAGCATTAGGTGTTTCTTTAACTGCTTTTGGACTTGCATCTCTAATTGCTTTACCGGCAATGACCAGACTAGGAAAAATTCTAACAGCAGTAGCAAAAATAACTGAAGGTGGAAAAATATCACAGAAGTTTAACGCTGTTGGTGCCGGAATGTTAAAAATGTCTGTTGATATTAAAAAGGCAGCTAAAGAATTAAAAGGCGGTGAAACTAAAAAAGCAATAAAAGTAATCAACGAAATAATGAACTCATTTAGTGGTGGTCAGAAAAAGGGTGGATTATGGCCCTTCAGTAAGAAAAAGAGTTCCATGCCAAAAACATTTGAAATACCATCAATCAAAATGGGAAGTATAACGGCTGCTAGTCTTCACTTACAATCAGCTATTGTAGCTCCAATTGGACCTGAACAAGAAAAGAAATTAATGGATCAAGAAACATTAGGTAGAGTACACTTATCAGATAGTACACTAAGTACCCTAAAAAATTATACAATGGCTTACGTATGGGATCCACTTAAAAGAATTGCATTAGCAACAGAAAGTCTATTATTACCTATAGAACAATTAGCATATCCTTCAGCACCAGTAGTAGTTCCTCCAACAGCATTGAATATGGATTACGGAACTCCGCAGACAGCCACGCAATTAGAAACTGCAAGAATAGAAAAAGAAACGGCTCAAATGGAACTAAGAACAATGAGTCATATGGAAGGTTCAAGTCAAACTGCTATCAATGCACCAACTGCTAACGTACAAAACAATACTACGTATCAATCAGTGAAACCAACTGTGAGAGATGATAAAAGAATGAGAACTATGTCTATAGTAGGAAGTTAATATGAGTTTAAGTGATAAAGACAGACATGATTTAGAAGATATAGTAGATTCAGATTAAAAAAAAAACGGCATAGAAGGTAAGGTGCTACCTTACTACAAATCTATGCCGTTCAGAATAGAGACCCTCTGAGGACTGTTTTCCCAATGAAATAATTCTATGAACGAATCATAGGTTAATCATTGGATTGCTCTACTCTATGTCTTTATTGATTATCCTCTGCCAATCGTGCAAAATAATCCATTTTACCATCACCAGATGTTTTACTCACATTCTCTGTATCAATATTAAGCTGTGGTGATTCTGTTGTTGTTTCCATTCGACCAAACTTAGCACCAGGAGATTCTAAAACTACTTCCTCTTGCTGTTCTACAGTAGTTTCTTCTATTGTACCAACATCTTTGGATTGACCCAAAGCCCTAGCTAAAGAAACTTGTAATTCTTCATAAGTTTTAAATTTCTCCGGCGAAAGAAATTCTTCTAATTTATATTGTCTCCCCCACACTTCTTCCAATTCTGAATCAGTTTCAAACAATAATTTTCGTTCATCAAATTCAGAACGATCATAATTTGGCCATCCATCAACTTTACGAATTTTAAGTTTAAGATTAGCACCTTCCCATAAATCAAATGGATTAAAAGCTATTTCATCTTTAAATTCAGGATTCATAGCTTCAGACAACTTATCATAAATCTTTTTACCATAACGATAAAGCATAACTTTACCTTCATTTTGTGGATTAGTAGGATCATGTACAACATAGATATTAGATACATGTCGTAGACGACGTTTTTGTTTACGAGCTATATCCTTATCAGACTCAATACCCGAATTCCACAAAGCTGTATTATGTTCACAAGCAGGACACTTTCCTCCAGGAATAGATGTTAAACAATTCTCAATAAACCAACCACCTGAACCTTGAAAACCATGATCCCAATACTTAATCCATGGAACTGTTTCTCCTTCAGACTGTGGCAAAAAACGTATAACAGCAAAACCATTACCACCTTTATCCCTCTCAGGATACCAGAATCTATCATCTTGAAAGGATTGTGTTTCATTTTGTGATTTTTCAACTGCATTACGAACCGTATCCATCATTGATTGGCGATTCTGTTTCATATTTGCAAACGTAGACATAGTATTACCTCAATATTCTTAATATTTTTTCTTTGTATTTCTTAATATTCCCAAAATCTATAAAATGACTATATCTAATCATTAGATTATAAACTTCAGGCCAAATGTATTCATCCTTAATATAATTTCTCCAGTCTTCTAAAAAATCAATTAACTTATCTAAAATTAGTATAGTTTCTAATGAAAATTCACCTTTCAAATATCTTTTCAATAAAGGAGGATGTTTTCCATTTTCAACTGAGAAAAAAGAATTAAACGATTCATCAGAATCTTTCAATCCTTGAACCTCATCTACAACATGATAAGATAAACGTTCTATCTTTGATTTCCAATTAGAATAAACTGAAAAACCTTCTTCTTGACCAATAACTGCACCATCTTGTTGACCATAAACAAAATTAGAAACAAAATAACCCAACATATGTTCAGGTAAATATGTTTCTGCCAGTTTCTCAAAATAATAACGATCCTTACGCTTGGTCAATGCTTCAGGATTAACTTTAACTCCGCCTTTCGCTTCTACATAATTAAACTTCTTTTCAGAAAAATGTAATTTCACACCAAGATACATTCTATAAACTTGTATTGGTTGTGTTTTAATCATAGCGGTAACTTATTTACTTTGTTAATTAAAAAATTTCTCTCCCTAGCTTCCAATTCCAACTTTGCTTTCAATGTATTATCAATAAGTTTCTTTAAAATGGAATAATCAACATCATTTTCTTCACAATAAAATAATACTGCATCAATATATGATGTTTCTTCCTCTTGTACTAACTGTTCTATTTCCATGCCAAATGTTTCTTTATTATTAAACAAAGCAGCTATTTCATTCATATTTCCTCTTTGATTATGGGTATATTATAACATATAATATACCCATTTGTCAAGGTTAATTTAAAAATCGTGTGATGTATCAACTGATAAACTAAGACCAGAAACATCAATACCAGAATCACCACCAGTACCATTACTAACAAAAGCATTAAATTTCTCAGCAACTTCTAGTATTTCTTCTGCTGTAGGTGCACCTGCTTGTTTAGGTAAAGGATGAACATGTTCAGCATAGTCATATGCTCCACTAGATCCTTTTTCCCAATCTGCAACCTGTGCCGCCCAAATATTATCCAACTCTTGTTGTTTTTGACCATATTGAAATTCCAATAGATCCTTAGCTTGTTTAATCAATTCCAAACGAATTTGATATGGTGTAGAACTTCCTGTATAACTCATAATATATTCTCCTATGTGTGTGTAATTATTATTGTCGTCTTCCTCGACGACCTCCTCGGGATCCACTACCCCGTTGAGCCCTAAATTCTTCTATCATCTTCTGACGATCTTCCGGAGAAGCATTTTGCCACTGACTTCTCATGCCGGAGAAGTCTTGAGTCGATCTAGAACCTCCTCTAGACCTTCTTCTCTGAACAGATCGTTGATTTTGTCCAGCAGTTTCTGATTGACCACTTTCTGAACCCGAAGTTTGTACTCCAGATCTCTGATTTCCTTTTCTAGTCGTTCTACTTTTTTTTCCAGTTGTCCCTGATAGGAAAACCATCCTGTTTGATTCATAGTTTTTTCCTCCTTTCATATTTATCTTATTTGATTCAATAGAAAGGACTTCAATATTATTAATCAGATCACCTTTCCGAACAATTGTATATCTACCACGACCATTCTTAATAATAGCATAACTATAATCATCATAAGTATCAACTGTTGCAACTAAAGTAAATTTAGGAGTAGTATCAGGCTTAGTCCAACCTAACGGACGAAAAAGATTATTATCTGTTATAACATCATAATAATCCCTATCATCACTATATGCAGAAAAACAAACTAAAAACAATAAATTAAATATCCATATATTCTTCCAATTCTTCACGCCATTCCCTTTTCTCCTGACTCCTATTGTACTTCTTTTTCTGTGTTTCCACTTGTTCTTCAGGAGCAATAGGAAGTCTAATATTTTTTAAATGTTTTTTACTTGATTTAATTTCTTTAAATTTCTGTCTACGTTTCTTCATGACTTTTATGGAGCCGAAGATGAGATTCAAACTCACGACCTGATGATTACAAATCAACTGCTCTATCACTGAGCTACCCCGGCTCATGCAACTCCTTAAATATTTCTCTAGTTTCCATTAGTAATTTGATATAATCATCTCTATTCCGAATCCATGCCTTAGCTTCATAACTAACATCATCCTTCCTAGAAACCATTAATACCACAATTGTATTTATACTAATTCCCGTCATCTCTTCCCACATTAAACTATAACCAGTAGCTTGACAAAAATAATCTTCAATCCAATCAGTTTTTTTCATTCTTCTTGCAGTCTTAAAATCAATTATAGAAGGAATTCCTTGAAATTCACCTATACAATCAACCCTTCCTGCCATTTTATACTGATCAGAATAAAGAGCAATTTCTAAACCATCTATATTATCAATTTCATTTAAATATGGTTGGAGAGTAAAAAACATGGAAGCAACATCAGGATTAATAGGAGGTCTTTTAAATATGAAAAAATTTTTATTATCTTGTATCTCATTATTTAAATACATCTCTGCTACATCATGTACCTTAGTACCACGCTGACCAGCAATATATGTAATAGAATTAGCCTTCTCTAATCCTTCTTTCTTACGCCACTTCTCCAATCCTTCTTTCTTACCAGGAAACTCAGACAAAACTGTTGTGATTGAAGGATAATAAACGCCATCTTTACCATAATAACGTTTATTATCCTTTTCTATTACATCTAAAGGAGAAAAATTATAATTTACATCCTTATGTGTAAAAACTTTCATTTAATCTTTATGTTTACCACCTGATTTTTCTGTTCCAGGTAGATCATCTTCTTGACCTAACAACAAGGACTTCAATGATTCCTTACGACGATTTTCACGACGTTCTAAACCTTTAGAATAAGAATCATTTGAATCATACAAAAATTGCATTTCCTGATGCTCAAAAAATTCATATAGTCTAGACGGTTGAGTACAAAAACCCATCCACGTCATAACATCAATACCAAATCCAAGTTGAATTGTAGAAATTCGTGATGCTAGACCTAAAAGATTTCCTGTTTTACCACTAAATACACCACCACCAGAATTACCAAACACTGATGGAGCATTATACATCATATAATCTTTTTCTTCAATATCTTCTTTTAGATATGTCAACGTTCCTGGGTTAGCAAAAGGATCATGCAACAAGCTACATCCACTTGTCCATACTGGATCAAATAATCGCAAGTTTTCAATATCATCTTTCGGAATAACTGTAGACACATGATCCATAGACTTTGTATTGTGCAATTTGACAGCCGCCAAATCATGCCCTTTATCATAAGCAATAACATCTGCCCTAGTTGAATTAGCGGAGAGCAGTTCCGAACCTTCATATTCAAATACCTCCACAATTACTTCTTTAAGTATATCTTTCTTCACTTCACGTTTAAGCAAAGAATCCCATTCATTTTTCACTGTAACTGCGTCTGAAATAACGTGTTCACAAGTTAAAGCAATATTAATAAATTTCCCTTCATTTTCAGGATCAGGTTCGCTGTAAATAACAACACCTGATCCACCAGCTTTCTCACATCTAACACGAACTACAGGATACAAAATTTGTTCATGTAGTTGATCTTGATTTAGATTGCCATTAGTTCCATCGTTACTCATTTTTATAACTCCTTCAATTCTTTAATAATATTTTTGAGTCTATCTACCTCATCTTGTAATTCACTTTTTACAAAGTAAAATACACGATTCAAAACCCAACCTCTTAAAAATTTATTCTGTGATGTTCTATCAGCATACTTAGACCCATTAAAACATAAATTAGCATAAAACATAGATCTCTCTAGTAAAACATCTTCTTTAGAAACACTATTAGCGGCACGAATAGTATTAGGTCCAACAAGACCATCAACCTCTATACCTGCATTTCTATTATTTGCAGCCTGTTGTAGAATTTTAACTGCATTTCGCTGGCCATGATTAACAACCATATCAAAATAGACTTCACGAAGATCCTCATCTAATTGTTCAGCCCTTGAAGGATCCCAAAAATCTTGCTTATAACATCCCTTAGCATCTTCCACAGTCATATTTTTTATTTCATCTTTAGAAACTTTTCTTCCTAAATACTGTGAATAAGATGCCTGAGTTACACCAAAATTAGTAGCTCCCCCTTTGTCGTCAGGATCGTCTACATACCCGCCTTCGTGTTTTAATACTACTTCTATTATTTCGTCGAATGTCGTTTTTCCCATTATTATTATCACCTTTTATAGATTCATTCACAGGTTCAATGGCCTTAATTTTATAAGGCCATGTATATATTAATTTATAAACTGTCTCACCAATACGCATTATTATTTATTAACCACCTAACAACTGTAAAATAGAAGCAGAAAGTTGTTGTGCTTGTGCCATTAATGCCAAAGCTGTTTGTTGTTCTATTTGATAAGATGTAAGATTTGCCATTTCTGCGGCCTCATCAAAATCATTAATAGTAGCAACAGCCTCCTCATTCATACGAACCATATTAGTCAAATGAGAAATAGTAAAATCAAATCTTTCAACCTTAGCATATTGACTTGATCTTTCCGTTTCAAGAGTATCTAAAGCAGCCTGTAAACGTGATACAGCATCTTCAGCATTAGCCGCACTAGAAAGACTAGATACAGCAACTGCCTGACCATTAGAATCAGTATATGCACCAATCTGTAATCCTTCTAATGTTAGATCTCCCAATGAAATATCAACATCCTGATCTAATGACGGACCATCAATTGTAATAGTTTTTGTTCCAAAAGTTCCATTAATCAATTCTGTTCCATCATATTCAGTATTTGCGGCAACAAAGTCAATCTCTTTGGCCAATGTATTATATTCATCAACCAATGCCAATCTTTGTTCTGAAGTTAATTGATCATCCTGAGCTTGGGCTGCCACTTCTTTCATCTTCACAACCACGGCATGAATAGCATCTGTTCCTGCCAAAGCTGTTTCCAATAAATCTTGATTTTGTTTAACCACTCTATTAGCTGTTTTTAAAGTGTGAATAGTATTAGACATACGTGTAACTTTAATCATATCAGCAGAACCCAAATCTGGTTTACCATCTGCCAATCTATGCATTGATGCTTCAATCTTTTCCGTTGCTTCTTGATAACGTCCTAAAGTCTTTTGTGCAATTCCTGATAACATACAATTCTCCGCTTTTATAATTTCTTTCATAATTTCTTTCATAATTTAAAAAAAATTATGTATTATGCTTTAACGTCTAAAGTAGATCCAATCTTTTGCACATCCTGTGCGGCGTTGGATACAACACTAACATCGTGTTTTTCTCGTTCATGAGTGGCCAATTCAGTTCTAACATGAGCCCTAGATGCCATATTAGACATGACTATTTGTTGTTCTTTTGATCTATCAAACGTTCTTGCTATTTCTGACGAAGATGATAAAACCTTCATACTACCCTCCTATATTTTATGTCATTGTTGTTTTACCCTATAAAAATGTAATTGATTCACATTTTCAAAATCCAGAGGCAGACAATATTCCAATTTTGTATATGGATCTATATAATGATTGTCTCTACACTCCTTATGCTTATCAACTGGTGGTGGTATATATATAACATCTGCTAGTATAATATCATCTATCCTAACAGTATTTTTTTTCCATCTATATATTCGTGTTTCTCTTTCACCACTTTCTGTTGTTATACCCCACGACCAACCATGCTCATATCCTTCAGAACATCCAATTGTACATATTATAACATATGCCAGTCCGAATGTCAAGGCTATTTTCAAAGATATCATTCTGTAATATTATGACCATAGGTAGAATTACCTAATATATCTCCTCCCACAGGTTTTACATTTTCGTGTATTTGTCTCAATCTATTTTGAAAAGCCGCATCTGGTTTTCTAATTCCCATTGTAACAGGATCGCCTATAGCAGGCGATCCCATAACTAGAATAATATCTCCAGATGAACCACAATCGGGACAAGGATTATATCTAGGAACATTTCTAGCATCTATACTTTGTTGTTCCTCCCAACTATGATTACATTCTTTACATTTATAATCGTAATATGGCATTAGTCTTCCACCAAAAGTTGTCTTCCTGTTGAAATCGAGATTTCCTTTGGTTTCTTTTCTTCAGGAATTAACTTTTCCAATGATATACTAAGTATACCATCAGTCAAATCAGCACTATTAACTATAATACTATCAGCAACAGTCCATGTCCTATCAAACTGTCGTTCAGCAATACCTCTATGTAAAAAAGAAACATCATCAGAATTACCTGACTGATCTCCTCTAATAGTTAGCGTATTACGTTCTGGTTTATGTGATACTGTAATTTGCTCCGAACTAAACCCAGCTACGGCCAATTCAATAGTATAGTTATAATCATCATGTTTGATAAGATTATAGGGTGGATAACTCTGTGGTCGAGTTTCAGTAATTTTATCCATCGTATCCCATAGTGTTTCAAAACCTACGAAAAATGGAAAATTATTTTGTCGAAATTGTTGTATTGTAGTTGTCATCGTTCTATCTCCTTAATTAAGCAAGATTTATTTTTATATTTGCGATCTTTTCGACTCGCATTATTATTTATACTTGTGAATTACTAAGATTCCTGAAATGATTGCATATATCCTCATTTGTTACTTTCTTAATTAAATTCATCTTACTAATAGGATATAACAACATATCTCTACCATCAGCAGTACGAAACTCTCTAACTTCCCTATCAAGGGCTTGATATATATTAACTGTTTCATTTACACCATATTTGTTACTATAAGGTGTCTCAACAAATATCAATATATCCACATTAGTACATTTTTCATACTGACTGGTATTAATAGCCATACAATTTTGGGTAATGACAGGAATCTGTGTCTTCACCTCACAAGTTTTTCCATCAATTAACATATCCTTTTCAGAATCCCAAGAATTTTCTGATAAATCTACAACATATCCTAAACCTTTATAAATTGCCTTTACTAATCTCTCTCCTTCAAAACCTAACTGCAACATTTTCTTTTCATTTCTCAATCTTTGGTTCCACATTACTTATATATCTCCAAAATTATATAATTCTTATTCAATCTACCATTATTAGAATTCTCTTTACGATTAAGATCCTTCCAAGCCTTATTCATTGCTCTTTTTCCTAAACCAGATAATCCAGGAATAAATTTTCTTTGAATTTTCTTATTGGTAGAATTCTTTTTACTAAAATTTGTAAGTGTACTACCACTTAATTTCAATCCATCATGATCACCAGCACGATACACAACCAATAAATTATATTTTTCATGTACCAACCAAACCTCTTTAGCACCATCAATATTTGTTGGATCTTGACTAACCAATTGCAATTCATCACAAGATTCCATATAATTAATCTTGGCTAATTTTTTCCTCTTACCAGGCTTAGCAATCTTTTTAAGAGTCCTAGTATTAGTGAGATAATTCCCACAACCATCCAATATAGAGTCAAGATACTTAATATAACTGTTTCGATTACGCTTTCCAAGATAGGCATATGCTTCCTTCAACTGTTCATCAGAATCAATCTGCTCCAATTCATCCCTCATTTCAGTAAAATGTTTTACCAATTTACGAACTTCACCTGGCGGAACCTTTTCCTTTTCCAGATATTCATAAGTATCAAAAGTAACATTTTTAAGTTTATATTTTCCATCAATAAACTGATCTATAGAATGTTCTATCTCTCCTCCATATGTTTTCTTAACAGGAATCTTAACTACTTCAGGTAACTTAGGAGTTATATCCCAAATAGCCCTCTTTATGCGATTATGCAATTCGTCTTCATTCTCATAACACTGTATATCAACACCATCCAAAACAAGTTTTGCAGCCCATGCGTATTCTTTAGGTATAAACTCATCTTGAACACTATGCTCC